TGCCTTGGCCGACAAAAAATTCAGCCGCCGCGCTATTGCCGTTTCCTCTTAAACTTGCGCCGCCCGCTACGCCAGCGCCGCGAGCAATTTCTAAAGCATTTGCCGGACTCGTCGTGCCGATGCCGAGGCCCGTAGAAGTGAGGCGCATCTGCTCGGCGTTGTTGGCATCAAAAGACATGAAACTGCCAGCGCCAGTTGCACGAAGTTGCATTGACGAAGCGGCAGCCAGATCAAATCGCCCATTGCCACCAGTATCAGACCCCAAAGTTCCAACGTTGTTACCAACAACTTGAATTTGAAGCGTTGCGCCAGAAGATGTATCACGGTTAAAAATGCCAGAAATAGCGCCAGATGCACTTGCTGAAAAAGCAGTACCGTTGTACGTCAGCGCACTCCCACTCGTCGCCACCTTGCTGCCGTTCAGATACAGCACACCGTTGGCTGTGCCGCCGGAGAGCGTGAGGTTGCCCGAGAGCGTAGCCGTGCCAGCGTTGACCGATGCGATAGACGCACCCGTAACCGTCAAGCCCGTCACAACCGCCGTGCCGACGTTAGCCGAGGCAACCGATGCCCCTGTGGCCGTCAGGCTCGTCACCGTCGCCGTTGTCAGCAACGCCACCCCTGCGTTCATAGACGCGATGGAGGCGCTCGTAGCCGTGAGGTTCGTCACCACCGCCACGCCTGCGTTGATGCTGGCGATAGAGGCAGCCGTAAACTGGAGGTTGCCGATGTTAGCCGAGGCGATAGATGCGCCCGAGGCGGTCAGGTTCGTCACCGTGCCTGTGGTAATAAGCGCCACAGCGGCGTTTATGGAGGCGGTGGAGACGGTCGGCAGGTCTGACTTGCCTGTGACGGCGAGGGTGCTACCGAGCGTTGCAGCGCCCGTAACGGCGAACGTGCCGCCAACCGAAAGCGTGGAGGTGATAGAGACGTTGGCTTGCAGGGCGGTGTTGCCCGTGACCGTCAGGGTGCCGTTAATCGTCGTGTTGCCGAACGAGTTAGCGGCGTTGATCATCTGGAAGCGGGTGCCGTCGTAAATGATGACAACAAATTCGCCCGAGTTGATGTCACCACCAGCAAGCGCGGTGCTGCCGTCGCGGGTGATGCTCTTGGCACCAAGGCCGTCAATGTTGATCGTGACAGCGCCCGTGTTAGCGGCGTTGGCGATGAAGTAGAACAGCTGCCCCGCTGCGTAGGCGGTCAGGGCGGGCGACATGGTTCCGGTGATCGTGTCCGTACCCGTTACCGTGACGAGTTTGGCGGCGGTAGATTGCACTTGTCCCAAGTTCGCAGCGTCCGAGGCGGCGGTGCCTGCCCCGAGCGCGGTGATTTTGTTGTTGCCAAACGGGATGTTAGCCGTGACGGTGGTTTGGCCGTCCTTGGTGATACAGGTAGACAAACCCGTAGCAAGGTCGGCGGTCAGGGCATTGAATACCGTGGCCGAAATGACGGTGTTAGCGACGACAGGCTGGCCTGCCGAGTTGACTACGAAAGTACCGCTGCCATTAAAGCTCACTTGGATTCCTCCTCTTCCATTCGCGCAAGTTGAGCTGCCAACTGCCGCGCATAATATGGGTCAACTTTGCTGCCTGTTGCAGCAGCTTTTTTCATCATATCTATAGACATAGCCATAGACGGATTAGCTTGCAAGAACTGATCAACGCGCTTGTCGTTTTTCAAAAACGAAGCAATTTTTTGCGGCAATGTAGTGCCGCCGCGCATTAGCTGGCTTGCTTGACGCACGTTGTATGCCGTTCCCGCTGTTGCACCAGCGCGGCCCACAGCGCCCATTGTTGCCGTAGCCGCAGCAAGCGCGGGATTGATGGCATAAGCGCCGCCCGTTGCAATGCCCGTTACGGGGCCAGTTGGCAAAAACCGCCCCATTGCTCGCATGGCGTTGTCAATCGGGCCGCCACGCACTACCTCAAGGATAGCTTCTTGCTCTGGCTTTGAAAATTTGCGGAACTGCTTGGAGTTGGCAAGATTGCGAAACTCTGTTCGCAAAGCATTTTCATAACCTGCGGCGGTAAAAAAACTGGTTTTGTTTTTTGCCCGCTCAACCAACTCGTCTATTGATTCGCCTTTGCTCATTTTTGACCAAAGGTTACGAGCCTCGGTGATAGCAGGGGCAGCAATAGCTGGATCGCCACTTATAACGTCAGAGGGCGTCAAGTCGTTAATCAAATCGTCAATCTTGTCACGAACGCCCAAGATTTTAGCCATGTCATTGTCGGTGGCATCACGGGAAATTGAAGCCGTAACTTTGCGGCGCAATTTGTATAGACGATCTAGCGTTACCGGCTGCCCACGATACAACTCCAACGCTTTGTATGCCTTGGCTGCGCCCGGCTCAAGTGTTGTTGCAATGTCAGGATCAATGTCTAGGTTGTAATTGATGTCATCCAACAAATCATTAAATTTGTCTTTTTTAATGACAACACCAGCATCACTTGCCCGTTTGAATGCTGCGGTAGACATTTCGCGCAGCTTTTCTGGGCTTTCTGCGCCAAACCGAAATTGAGCGGCCTCTTGCGGCAATTTCGTAACCACATTGGTCGCTGCGGTCAATGGATCAATGTATTCGGCGGTTTTTTCTAAAACACGCCCAATTTTTTCCCCTTTTGGCACTTGCCGTAAAAGGGTTCCCGTGCCGCGACCGACAAGAGAGACGTCCATCATTGCGCCAAGCGGATCGGTGGCAATGGTTTCTTTGGCGCGCTCTGGGGTTCCATAACGCTCTATTGGAGCGTTTGCGATAGCCTCATACGTTCTGACGTCAGTTAAAGGGCTTTCCCCGCGCAGCATATTGAGCGGGGTTGGCGCGATGTTGCCAAGCCCTTGCGTTATATCGCTGGGGCGCAAATTGCGGGCAAAATCTATTGCGCCAGACACTTGTTCTGGAATACGAGCAAACCCACGTTGCAATGCGGTAGACCAAGACTGCTCTTGCGGGCGTGATTCGTCAGTTTTTGCTTCTTCATACGCCTGCAAAAACGCTTGAAATTCTGGAGTGCCGCGCTTGTTTTGATTTCGCGCAATCCAGTCTGCGTATTCGTCTGCGGTAGGCATTACCGACCCCCTCTGGCGCGATTACGCTCTTCCTCAAGAATTTTATCAGCGATTGAACGGCTTTCGCTTTGTTTTGGTTTTTCTCGCGGATAAGCCATGCTTTCTGGCTCGTATTTAGGCGGTTCGTAGCCAATGTCCATATCGCCGTACATTCCTTCCCATGAAGATGTATAACGATTGCGAGAAGAAGCGATTTGAGCGCGGGCGTTACGAATAGCGCGGCGCAAATCATTTGGGTCTTTTGCGGCAACAACCGCACCAAACGCGCCTTCTAATCGCGGCCATTCTTTTTCAGTCATGGTGCCAAACGCACCGCCTGTTTGCGATGCTTGGCGAGCTTCATTAACGGACTGAATACTTGTTCCTTGCAAAAATCCGTTGAAAACCGAGCGAGCAGACAAAGCTGACGGGTCAACATCAGTAAATTCGTACTGGTTGAGTTTGCCAGCGATGCGGTCAAGCCCTGCGTGGTTTTCAAGGTCTGCAAGATAAGCGTCAAGCTGATCCAATTTGCCCAAACCAACTTGAGCAGCCATACGAGCCTTTGGCAAATCTTGCTGCAATATTAGTTTTTGCTCCGGCGTTGCAGTTTTAATTGCAGGCAATGGTTTTATTTTTTCGGGCGTTGTTGCCCCTTGCGCTGTTGGTGCAGCGGCGCGTGGAGGCGCGGCAGGCGGCGAGATAGGCGCGGTTGGCGCTGCTCGCGGGGCAACAGGCGGTGGCCCAACTTGCGGAGCGGCAGCAGGGCCAGCGGCAGGAGCCGCCGTAGGCTGTGATTGGAACGGGAAACGCGGCATTTGTAAGGACGGCGCAGTTTGCCCTGTTTTAAACGTATATTCGCCACCCTTAATGCCAAACTCACCCGTCCGAAACATCGCATCAATTAATTGTTGCGGCGTTAATTCACTAAATTCCCGAGATTCAAGCAATGTGTAATCGGGATTTCCAGCTTTTACACTTGCTGCAAATGCCTCTCGGCTTGATTTTGTCAGTTTTGACATATCAACCGCGCTATATGGCAGTTTTGCCTTTTCTGGCTCTTCCAGCATTTTTGCAAGACGTTGAGCCATAACCGGACGATCCTTGAGCGCAGCAGCGCCAAGGCTAGTGGACGCCATGCCCAGCACTTCTTCTGGTGCGCGGCGGTACTGTGACTGGCGCGTAACCTCGTCAACCCTGATCTGCTCGGGAACGGGCGCGGCAGGGGCGGTAAACGGCGTGGACGCCATGCGCTGGTTGTACTGATCCAGCGTTTCTTCGGGGCGCTTTGCCATCTGCTGCTCAAGGGCGGTGTTTGGCTGATACGTGTACCCGCCTTCCATACGACCGAGCATACGTTGGGCGTAATCTGCCTCCATGCCCTTTGCTTCTTCGGCAGCCTCACGCGCCAAACGCCCTTCACGCGCCGTCATGTAACTCTGCAATGCCTTCACAAGCGGCGCAGCGCGGGGGATCGGCGCAACCACGCCCTCCATCGGCTGATATTCCTGCTGTGCGAGGGCTTCAGCGAGGGCAGCGCGGCGACGGGCTTCTTCTAACTGGCGCTCGTACTCGGTCGGAGCGCGGAACGTGGAAACAAAACGGCGGTCACTCTTGGCCATAATCAAAGTCCCCTCTGTAACCCCCTCCCTGCGGCGTCATCATTCCGCGAGCCATCGGTGCGCCCTGCGAACCAATGCCCTGCGGGCGACGTACCCCACCCACTTGCGGTGCCATCTGGCGCATCGGGGGCGCTCCTATTTGGCGACCCGGCACACCGCCCATTCGCCCGATACCGGGCTGCGGCGACATCTGCGGGCCGTTAAAGTTCATCATCTGCGGCGGCACACCAGAGGCGGTGTTTGGCGTAGCGCCGCTGTAGGCGAGGCTAGGACGCATGACGGGCATACCGTCGCGCTGTCCCGGCGGTGCCGTGATAGAACGGTTGCGCTCCTGCATGGCGAGCATTTGTGCCATGCGCTGCGGTCGGTCGGGTGTGTATCCGTTCATAGATTCCTCACAGCATTCCGTAGTTGACCATTTGATAGCCAGATTCGTGCGTGGTGACGGCTTCTGGCAGAACCGCTTGCACTTCGTCGGCCATTACGCCGCGCTGGCGTTCGCCAAAAATGTCGTACTCGTAAATGCCAATGCCGAGCGGATGCGTACCGACGCGCACGATGTTGGACTTCAAGCGGCGATCCGAGAAAAGCCCAGCAAATTTGGTTGCTAATGGGCCAGAACCGCCAAGCGCTGTGCCAGCAGCGCCGCCAAGCTGACCAAGCAATCCCATTTGCGCGTTGTACGCGCCAACTTGGTTCTGGTAGTTGCGCTGTGCAAAGTCGCCTGCCGCCTGACCCGCTTGGAAAATCGGAGCAGGGGCGACGGTGACACCGCTGTAGCCTTGGAACTGCGGCACGTTGACCTGACCGCCCGAGAGCAATGCGCTGATCTCGTTGATCGGGAGGCTGCGGATAGCCGCTTGTTGTGCGAGTGCCTGCTGTACAGCCGTGTTGTAGAACTGACTTTGACCCATTTCTTGGTTGTACATCTGCTGCAACGCTTGGTTGTAGAAAGCGTTTTGGTCAATGGCAGCCTGACGCTGCTGCTGGAGCGCGGCATTAGCCAGCTCGGCTTGCGACATCTGTTGACCAAAGTTCTGCTGCTGACGAGCGAGGTTGGCCTGCTGCACCGCAATCTGCGCGGCTTGGTTCTGCGCGAGGGCTTGGTTGTACGCCTCTGCGGCACCCTGCCCCATGCCAAACTGCGCGAGGAGGCGCTGGCGGTCAAATTCACCCGCACCCACCGCCTGACCAAACTGCTGCGCCTGCGCGGCGTTAGCGGCTTGCTGTGCGGCCAGAGCCTGCTCAAAGTTCTGCCCGATGGCCTGATTGCCCATCTGCTGCGCGGCCTGCGCTTGAGCAAAGTTCTGCGCGATAGCGCGGTTGTAGGCATCAGCGGCTGACTGCTGTGTACCGAACGACGCCAACTGCGCCTCTTGGCCAAACTCACCGGCTTGCAGACGCTGTTGGAACGCTTGCTGCTGCGCTTGGTTCTGCGCGGCTTGTGTTGCCAATGCGGCTTGCAAGTCTTGTTGTGCGCCGACGTTAAACAGCCCCGCCTGCTCCATGCCTGCGCCAAAGCCCTGCAAGGCGGCTTGGTTGGCGAACATGGCGCGAGACTGCTGCTCGGCAAACGCTTGCTGACGGGCGGCCTGATCCAAACTGATGCCCTGCGCTGCGGCTTGCAGCAACAGGTCGTTTTCTTTCTGCATCTGCGCCGACATGGCAGCGTTAAACGCTTCGCCACCCGGTCGCAAGCCTTGGTTAATTAGTTGCGTGTAGAGCTGTTGACGCTCGCCCTGCAACTGCGGGGAGAGACGCGACATAATCGCCTGCTGTGCCGTCGTGCCAGCGTTGATCGGCCCCTGTGCGATACCCTCAAGGTCAATCTGACGCTGCAACTCTGGCCCCTGCACAAAGCGCTGTGCGGCACCAAACTGCCCCTGCTCGGGGCCACGCGCCACACCGCCAATGCCCGAGGTGTCCAGACCGCCAAGCTGCAACCCACCGGGGCCGCCTGACGCCATGCCGAACAACCCGCCTGCGGGGCCACCGGCTGCCATACCAAACTGCCCGCCCGTGGGGGCTGCCTGCACCGGGGCAACGCCCGAAAGGTTCAGCGCCTGCAACTGCTCGGGGGCAGGGCCACCGCTCGCCTGACCGACAACGCGAGCCGCCTCTGGAGTGGCAAGCGGGGTGACCTGCGAGACAGGGGTGCCGTACCCCATGAGGTTAAGGTGCGCCTCAATCGGTCTGACGCCCGCACCGCTGTAGGTAATGCCGGGGATGCCCGCGCCCGTAAACTGTTGCGCGATAGGCAATTCACCAAGGCGAGCCGAAGCCTCGTTGGCCGCCATTGCCAAACGAGCTTGCGCCTGTAGCTCGTTGTTGATCGCGGTTTGCGACCAATACGGCACTTCTTGGCGAACGGTCGGCTGCTCAATGTACGTGGTGAATTGTTCGCGGGTCGGCATTGCCGTTGATCGGCTACCATCTTCGCCGTACATCCCGCCGCTTTGCCACGCCTCTAACGCCTTTTGATACCCCGCCTCGTCAAAGTTAGGGGTGCGCGACCACGTAACCGTCTGCGACCCATAAGGGGTGTAGACGTTAGGGTTAGACATATAGGCCGACGTTCTGGCGGCCTCTACGTTAGCAGCTCCCTGCTGACGCGCTATTGCAGCGTAATCAGGTGCTGGCGGTGGTGCTGGTGATTTTTTGCCCATACCTCGGCTCCAAAAAACGACACTTGTCAGGTGTCTGCGTCATCAAAACAATGTCTCCAGAATCGTGCGCGGCGTCTTTAATTCGCGCTTCTTCCGAAAACCCCATCTTGCTGACCAATGCGAGCGCCCGGGTATGGTTGCTGCTGATTGGCCCTATTATCTTATCAACTCCTGCGACGTTGTATGCATAGTCATACACAGCCGCCATATAAGTCGGCGTTACCCGCTCCCACGCGATGTGGCAAACGACAGAACGCCCGTTCCAGTTCTCAAAAATCGTCCCGGCGACCAACTTGCCGTCTCGCTCTAGGCCAATGGCCACCGAACGATCTGGCCAGTACGCGCCCTCGGTCTGCGCGGCAGTCCAAGCGCCCACATCGGGGCCACTTACGATGCGCCAGCCCATCCGAGTTGATACACGATGTCAGTTGATGCCCACTCCAGCGTCAGGTTCTTGCTGCTGCTGTTGAAATTGACGGCAGCGCAGTAACCGATGCCTTGAAGTCCCACAAAGTTGTTGCTGACGACTGTATCCGACCCCCACAGCGCCTGATCCCACAAACCAACATCCCAAAGGCCGTATGCGGTTGGCGAGAAAGAGAGCGGGCCGACAATATCGGCAGTCTGAAAGTCCACGTTGACGCCAATGCTGATGGCGGGTTGACCGTTGCTGTAAATCGTCGGGCGTCCACGGGTGAAATACTTGATCACACCGCGTGTCTCAAAGTAGTTAAACGCCTGCAACGCTCGGGTTGGGATCGCAGCGTTGTTGTCGGCATATCCCGTACCCGAATCGGTCGTCCACGCCTGCGCTACATACCCGTCACCGCCGAAATACGGGGTGTCGTTGAGCAAACTCCACGAATTGGCGTACCAGCCGGTGAACCGACACCACGCTTTCGTGATGTTGTTCATCACAAACTGCTGTTGGCTGTTGGTTCCAACCGGAATGTTGATAATCAGCGCGTTGTTGAGCGGGTTGTAGAGCAATCCCCACCCAAAATTAGCTTTGTACTGTCGCGTTGCCGCTGCAAACGCGCCTTGTATCTTGTCAGACAACGCCACTTGTGGGTCAAGCCGCGACGATTGCAGCGCCGAGGCGAGCGGGATCAGGCCATCTAGCGTCAAAACGAGCAAATCACCGCCGTACTTGGTGACACAGCGCCGCGAAACAGGCGCACCAACTTGCCAGACGCCAATCAGCGCCCAAGTTGAGGCGTTTGACGGGTCTGTGCCACGGTAGACGATGATTTCGCCTTGATCGGTGATAAAAACGAGGTTGTCGTCAACGCCATAACCCGCGTCAATCGTCCATGTGGCCATTGCTCGCAACGTGCCGCCGTTACGGGCGACCGAGGATAGGTCTAGGACGTTTGCCGCACCGCCAACCGAGGCAGTCGGCAGATACCATGCCTTGAGCGTGTCCTTTTCAATAAACCACATCCGGTTTTTGAACAGCGTCGGGCAGAACAAATTAGATGTGGTGACGCCCGTGATAGCAGGCGTTGAAGCGCCGTCAATCGGCGTCCATGTGCTGCCATCGTAAAGCAGCGGGTCATCCTCGCCGTTAGCGGCATACAAATACCCACCGCCCGCGGTCGTGATGTTGACGCTTTCCCACCGCGAGTTAGACAGCCCCGACACCACCGCTGCACCCACCGGGCCTGCTGCGGTTACGTCGTAGATAGACCCCTGTGCGATGGCAAACATTTCGTCCACGCCACCTGCGTTGTAGGTCATCAGGCTTTCTACCTGCCCCGAGATACCCG